AGTTCCAGCTATCAATGACAGCTGAGAATATACCTAGCTCTTTTTTATTGTCTACTGAGAACTGCCAAAACTCTTTTGGAGTTAACGCTTTTGAGTTGTTCGCTTTCTTTGGGTCTAGTATTTTAAAGAACTCTAGAACGATGGGTAAATAATGGTCTAGCTCTTCTGGAGTTACTCTATTTTCAATTATTCGTTTGTTACCTTCTGAATCAATATAAAACTCCTCGAACTGTTTACCACTCATTTTGTGTATTAGCTTACCTATAATCTCTTCAATAGTTCCAGCGTCTGGCATATGGATAAGGTGCTTATGTCTGTAATGCCTTGAGCAAAACTTTAAACAGTCTAGCAGTACCTCTGTTTTACCACTACCCGGAAGTCCAGACCAATCTGTGCATCCTCCTTCTTTGATACTATACAAACTTCCTAGCGTGTTGAATCCTAAGTAATATGTAACGCCTCCACCAGTATGGTAGTAATCCTTTAGTCGTTCTTTTATTTCGTTTTCCTTTACAATGTCCATAATTTAACCTTTTTGTTTATGTTCCAAATTTAACCTTTTTACTCTATCTTCCAAAGATTCTTTTATTGGTTCAATAGGTTTTGTGTATCGTTCTTTTAAATACTTGAGCGTATTGGTTAGAGTCGACTTCCAGTTTTTAATAGGTCTGTTAATTCCGTTTCTGTTTATACTCCAGTCATTATCTACCCAAGAATAATATCTTAGCTTTACATCTTCTGGGCATACGTTAGGCTTTCTTTTCAATGCGTGTTTTAAGTACTCTTCGATACTAGGTACTGAGTCTTTATTTACATTATTATCATTATATACATTATTGTTAGTTGTTATTCGTTTGTTGTTCGTTTGTTGCTGGTTTGTTAGTTCGCTTGTTAGCAGTTGATATTTCAAATAGTTAACTACTTGAATCTTAGTGCCTTGCGAAGTTGAAACGCTTGTTATTTCGTTTGTTGATTTTAGACGTTTTATACTTGTGCGAATTTGTTGTACACTTAGTCCAGTTTGCTGAGATAAAACACTCAGACCAGTAACCAGCTCCCCAGCTTTTATGGTCGTACCTTTGTACTTCTTTTGTTTGTGATTTGCTTTTAATAGTAAATACATAAACAGCCGAAAAGTATTGTGGTCATCGAACCACTCCCACTCTAATATCTGTCTATGAATTTGAATGTATCCTTTCATTAGTTATAATTTTTAAATTGCTGCTGCAAGTTAATAAAATCTGTGATACTTTTACAATTTAAAAACTGTTGCTCAAATGTGTACACGTTTAAATCTTCTTTTAGCTCGTTTTCTATGAGTTGAAAGTCTTCGTATTTCTTGAGAGTATTATAGTGCTTACGCATATAGATTGCCCAGTCATGTTTACGCCCAAATATCTTACCGGTTTCTGTAAGATTCAAGCCCTCCTCTTTCAGCATATTACAAATAATAGCTCTAGTGTAGACTATCTCTCTTGCTCTGTTAGGCTTTTTTAGTTCTTTACCTTCAATGTAGTCTTTGATTTTTTGGATTTTTGTATTCATTTTATTTTGATTTGATAGTTAATAATTCTGCTCTTACGTTTTGGAACACTTCATTAAATGTAGCACGTTGCGCTGGTTGTATCGTTTTAGCGATTCTAAGAGACTTTAACTTACTCGCTGGTACAAATACATTCTCAATATTAGAAGTGTCGTTAGAGGCGTTAAAAAACGCATGTATCTTTTTATTGTTATTCATGTCTATAAGTATTTGTGTAGTCGTTCATAATCTCTCATTGAGTCAAACTCCATGTCTTCGTTGCATGGCTCTTTCTCTTTTATGTTTCTTATTTCGTCCTCTATGTCATAGGTTAGATATTCAGTTAAATTAATATCCTCTAAGAATGCGTTTCCTATTTTCCATAGGTTCGTCTTATTACATTTCTCAGTAGTTGCTATGTGTTCGTCTTCATCGTTGTAGATTTCTACACAGTCATCTTCTAGCTTACCTACAAGCTCAGTACCTTCTGAGAATAAAACTTCTTTATAAGTTCCTCCTTGAGCTTTCCAGATAGTAGCCTCATCAATTGCTGCTGTCGCCTTTACAATTCCGCTTTCATTTGATAATACAAATATTGTCATAATTTCTAAGTGTTTGTTTTTACAAATATAAGCACTATGTTTATATCTCACAAGTTTTAAACAGTTTTTTTTTATTTTTTTTTTTGATACAAAGAAAAAGCCCCCATTTCTGAGGGCTTAGACAAACAATTATAAAAACCTAACTAAATTATGAAGTACAAATATATCAATAAAAATGAGTTAATCTAGCAACTTGACCAAATTCTTTTGAATGTATAAACGCTTCTACTGCTTCTTTGCTAATATATCCGTTTCTATGATGCCAAGAATCTGCTGGGCTTGGACTTCTTAGAGTCTCTACTGTGACATTGATAAAGTCCTTAGAACTTTTATGATGAACATGGTGAGTATAAAAGTATCTATGCTCTGCATCTGCCCAATGTTCTTTGGCTTCTACACTCATAAGGCTACCTAGATTGTGCTGCTTTGCTCCATCTCCATGAGTCGTACCAATTAACGAGTTACCATAGACTGAGTATTTACGATGAGCTATCGAACAGTCAAATGTAATATTCTTAGAAGTGTGAAAGTGTGCCTCTATCGTTTGTGCTAAGAAAAACCCAGACTGATAGTCGTGATTCGATGGATTAAAAATAAACTCAACATCTGCCACTTGCATAAGCATTTCTAATATGTCTATGTATAGCTTCTTCGCTGTTAGAAACATATCGTACCACATACCAGAAGTATCTTGAGGCGTTCCGCTTGTTGTGGTTCGTCTAGGAGTATCGGTGTGTAGTATGTCGTTCCCTCCTATAAACATGATTTTGTCAATGTTGAAACCGTTAGATTTGTCTAGTAGACCTTCAACTCCTTCAATCACTCTCTTTACTGCTATGTTTTGGTCGTAGTCTGTGCCAGTTTCATAAGCGGTACAAAGTTTACCAATATGTATGTCTGCTGGGTCTATGATTAACAAGTGTCCATCTTTAGACTTTTTACGTTTTATGGTTGGATATTTAGGCGCATAGTCTCTGAACTCTTCTAGAAGTTCATCTCGCATCTTCTCAATACCTATTTGCTCAGGAGTCTTATAATTAGGATTCTTAAAGTATAGACTAGCATCGTCTGATTTAATCCAGCCACTTTTAACGCTGTCAACATCTAGTCCAGCAGCTTCTGCCTCGTCTTTGATTCTTCTAAATTGTTCAAGTACTTTAACCTCATCCTCTCGAAGTCTGTAACGTCTTGAACTTTTACTACTTTCTTCAGCTCTTTCGTGAGCTGGTTTGTTAGTTCTTTTGTCTCGTTTTTTCATATAGATAAATTATTATAATTCCCAGCAATATAAGAATAATAATTAACTTGTTCCATTTCTTGCTCTCTGACTTTGCTATATGCTTTGCAGTTTTCTTGTCTTGAAGCTCTAATTTATAGTCTCTTTTGTCTTCTGTTTTCTGCTTTCTGTATTCTCTTCTTTTGTCTTTACGAGTAATGTACCGAACCTCTCCTTCTTTAGTTATTAACTTCTCAATAATCTTAGTAATTTCTATGTATACAGTATCATTCTGTATGTAGTTACTATCTACTACTGTATTGGTTTGTACTGTGTCGCTTGTTTCTGTGAATGTCGCACCCTTTTTAATAGCTTTGTTGGTGTGTTTTTTAGCCTTGTTTATATGGTACTGAGGACTACACGAAGCTAATAGCATCGTTACAATTAATATGTATCTCATAGCTGTTATTTTGGTGCGTATTCCTTAGAGAAGTTCTCTAGTCTTCTTAGCCATCCTCTTAGAAAGCGTTGGTTATTGGTGTACCTTTGTCTAGCTGTTTGGCTTTTAGCGTTTCTAGGAGTAGTAATGTAGTGAAAAAATAAACGTCTAGCCTCTACGCATTTTGCGAATAGTTCTTTTTCATCTGCTTCGTTGATTGCTGTTAGTGTATTCTTGCCTATGATACCATCTCTAGTAACTCCTAATACTCTCTGCATTTGTTTTATAGCTGTTCTAGCACCAGAACCCCAAGC